GAGTGAAACAACATATTAATAAAAAAGAGGTTTATAAGATTGGTCTTTTATTTTGTAAGAAAGAATTAAGGAAGGCATTAGAGATGTTTGTTATAAGTACAAGATTTCCTATACTTAATTCACAAACAAATCCTATATTTCAAGACCTAATTTAAACACTCTATGTCAAAAATATCTTATGCCGATGTGTTCGGTAAACTTGATGATGTGCGAAACGGCAAGGTCAAGTAAGGGCTAAAGTTCGGTCAATGGAACTTGGATGCCCACTTTCGTTTCAAGCGAGGAAACTTTAATGTAATACTTGGACACGCCAATGTCGGGAAGACATCCGTAACCTTGTATATGATGCTCCTCCAATCTATAGTCAACGACATCCGATGGTTGGTCTTCAGTTCCGAGAACACGCCTGTATCGTTGGTAAAGAAGATATCGGAGTTCTTCTTGGGTAAGCCCATCAACAAGATAGAAGAAGATGAGTTCTATATGGCTCAAGACTTAATCCAGAGGTACTTCATCATCATAGACACCGATAAGAAGATGTACACCTATAAGGACTTAATTGAGGAGGCTACTGACATCTATCACCAAGAGGGTTTTGATGGTTTCTTGATTGATCCATACAACTCATTAGTAAAGGACAAGGATATGTTCTCAACTCTTGGAGGTCACGAGTACGACTATGAGGTGGCTACCCATTTTAGACAATGGGCAAAGCAACACGATGTGAGCATCTGGTTAAACACTCACGCAGTAACCTCTGCCTTGCGTATGAAACACGCAGCAGGACACGAGTATGCAGGTCACCCTATTCCACCAAGTTCTGCTGATATTGAAGGAGGAGGTAAGTTTGTGAACCGAGCTGATGACTTTGTGGTCATCCATCGTTATATTCAACACCCTACTGAATGGATGTACAACCAAGTACACATAAGAAAGGTAAAGGAGGTAGAGACAGGTGGTAGACCTACTCCTATGGATGAACCAATAAGATTTCGTAGTTTGCCTGATAATGTAGGTTTTGAGATTCACGGAGAAAATCTAATTTGTATGAAGGAGAAGAAACAAAGTAACTTACCTTTTTAAGATGGAAGAGAATTACAATTGGAGGGGAGGAAGTAAGAGCATTGCTCTTCTATGGTTACGCCAGAAGAATAGTGACTTGATGAACATCGCCCACGCCCTAAAGCCACAAGACACGAACAACGGATACGAGATGGACATCTTCATAGACCTATTAAGTATCTATACGGCTATGTCTACTGCTATAGAAATGGTAGAGGATGTACAACATATGGTATGGGATGCGGAAGCAAAGAATAGCGACCTTAAACTAACCATTAGAAAACAAGCTGAACTAATTAAGCAATACGAAAGTAGATTAGATAACCTTAACGAAAATCTAAAATGAGACCAACCGAATTACTATTACAAGAAGAGTACAACGAATACATTAGAATCAACCACATCACTCCATCAAGGCAACATAAGAATGTGATGGCAAGGTTTGCGTTTATGGTTGCGGCACGAGATTTGTTCTCTACATTAGAGATCGCACGAGTAACCAAGAAGAACCACGCTACGGTTATCCACGCAACGAAGTGGCACGACACGAACTTACGATACGATAGAGCCTACCCAAGATTCTACCAAGATGCTTGTGACATCGTTAAGAGATTACAGGGAGGGGATGAGACTTTTGAGCAGAGCCTTGCAAGAGAAAATGCTATGTTGATAGTTCGTGTTAATAACTTGAGGGAGGAGTTGTTAGAAACTCGTGAAAAGTTGTATCTTAAAGAACAGGAAATAAACCGCTTACATCAAAATGAACTTTGCACTTGACATAGCACCCCTTGCAGGATTTCTGGTAGGTATTAACTATTGGAACTCCGAGATGAATGATGATTATGAAGACCCCAAGTACCACTCCTTGCAGTTGTGCTTTGGGGTTTTTGCTTTTGTATTGACTTGGGTAACTGAAGGCAATGACCGTACTTGACCTTTTAGCAACCAAGCATAAGGAGTGGCTGAAGATGGCACATAGTTTTGGCGCAGGAGACTACGCTGAAGATGTTGTGCAAGAGATGTACATCCGCTTGAACAGGTACATAGAAGACCCAGAGCGCATAATGTACAAGGGTGAACCCAACAAGTTGTTTGTATGGGTCACTATTCGCAATATGGTACGCCAAGCCCAAAAGAAGAAAGAGTTCCTTGTCTTCACAGGGGATATGGTAGAGTACGACCAAGAAGAAGAATTATTTGATATAGAACAAGCCGAAGGGTTTGAACGCCTTATTGACAAGGTATGGCAGGTGATGGAAGACCAACATTGGTATGACCAAAAGATGTTTGAGATATACCACACTACCGATATGTCAATGAGGGATATAGAAAAAGAGACAGGCATCAGTCTGTTCTCCATATTTGATACATTAAAAAAATCCAAAGAATATGTCCGAGAAGAAATCGGGGAAGACTACGAAGACTTCCAAAATGGCGAAGCCGAGCGCATCTAAAGGTTTAGGAGATGACATTGAGAAAATCACAAAGGCTACGGGGATCAAGAAAGTAGTAGACACCTTTGCTGAACTCACAGGTATTGATTGTGGGTGTGATGCTCGTAAGGAGAAGCTCAACAAGTTGTTCCCAAGAAGAACACAACCGCTATGTCTTGAGGAGAGTGAGTACAATACCCTCAAGGAGTTCTTTAGTGACTTTAACGGCAGAGAGGTGAAAGAGATGTGGCAAGAGCCATTAAGCCGAGTACACGCACGAGTATTCCAACACAAGTATTACATCCCTTGCTCTTGTAATCCGAGAGAGTGGTCTCAACACATTGCAGACCTAAAAAAG